ATTGGAGAGGCGCGATTGAATTTACGTTTGAAATCGCAGCTTCGCAGTACCACAAAGGTCGTTTGAGATTTAATTACGATCCGATTGGGTTTAATTCTACAGTACCTGAATGGGTAGCTGGTTTTAACAGAATAATTGATTTGTCAAAAGAGCGCAAGTTTAAAGTTCGTATTCCTTGGAATCAGAATTTGTCTTATTTGCGCGTACCACATTTTACGGCTGCTGATCCGCCGTTGGCACATTCTCCTGCGAATGATGATCCTTCGGTGGTAGCACCAGTATTCGGTACCACCAATGCAGCAAATGGAGTTGTGTCAATATGGGTTTTGAACAAGCTCACAGTTCCAAATGCACCTGCTGGTGAATCTATACAGATCAACGTATTCGTGAACGCTTGTGAAGATTTTGAAGTTGCTGCCCCTGAAGATAATCTAAATAGCTTACAGTATTTTCAAACTGAAGTTCCAGAGGAGAATTTTGAGGGTCAGAGTGGATTTATTTCACAATCTGGGGATGAATCGCCTGAAGATCAGAATGTATCAACAGAACACGTTGAGACTTCTGCGGTTCTTCCTACAGTAGAATACCCAGAGAGTTCCTTGGTTCATTTTGGAGAGACTTTTATGTCTTTTCGTTCATTGCTTAAACGTTACAATTACCATTCCGCATTACAATACACGGCTAATGGTACAGTTGGGGCATATTTGCATAGAACGTATTGGACTGACTTTCCAAGATATATTGGACCGGATCCTTCTGCTCCATTTTACTTTGCTAAAATGACACTTATGAATTACCTTACTCCAGCATTTGTTTGTAGGAGAGGGGGAATTCGATGGAAGCATGTACGTGTAAGGCTTCCTATGCAAGTGAATAACACAAATGATGTACTATTGAATCCTTTGGATTTCAATGGAACTTTTACTGTGTGCAGAGAAGATCCTAATTTTACCGTACCAACACAGGCTATTAGCCGGTCGGTGGAAGTATCAGGAAATCTTAATACCACGGAATTGACTCGTAATAGAGCGATAACGTGGAAGGGTGCGTACACAACACCTGTTAACCAGCAACCTGTTGCTGAAATTGAAGTTCCTTATTATACGAATCTTCGATTTGCTAGCGCTAGGACAATTGCCGCAGCTGAACCTCCTGGCCAGATCAACGAATTTAAGCACTTCACAGAAGAGCTTTTATATGAGGGTCCGGTTGGGTATGGAGCAGTTATCCGACAAGAGTTCATGCCGATAGTATAATCTTATGTTTCTGCAGGTGAGGATTTTTCTCTTTCATGGTTTCTCAACGTTCCAATTTGTGAATGGCGAGAGAATAACCCATGGTTGTAGACGCACAGACGCGTCGACGGCTTTTTCGGAGGCCGCCCTGCTTGGCTCGAGGGAGCAAGCACCAAACTTTTATAATAATGAAGACACTAAGTTTTTATGTACCTGTTTGGCGCTTGCGCCAAGTGGGGAAAATTTTTAATTAGAGTCTGATGTTTAAAAGAGGTTTGGAGAGGTTAACTCCGATTTCCAGCGG